GGACCGACGGCATTGGTAATACATCAGGTGTCATTCCAGGAAAAACCATTACGGAACGACAGGCAGCGGAAGGGCTGATCTCCAACGTGCTACGTGTGGAACGGGCGCTGGAAAGGTGTGTGAAGCAACAGCCGCCGCAGAAGGTATATGACGCTACGGTGTCGTTTGCCTTCAACGTGGGAACGGGCAATGCCTGCAGTTCCACACTGGTGAAATTACTCAATCAGCGGCGCTGGGAGGATGCATGCCGACAGTTGCCACGCTGGGTTTATGTAAAAGGTGTGTTTAATCAGGGGCTAGATAACCGCCGTGCGCGGGAGATGGCCTGGTGCTTACAGGGAGCAAACTGAAATGAAAAAGAAATTAATCAGCGGGCTGTTTCTGATGTTATGGATGGCGCTGTTAATCGAAGCAATGGTGTATCCGCAGGGGATTTTTCCGGTACTGTCAGCGTCCGGCGTTTGGGTAGCCTGTTTGCTGACATGGGCGGTAATTCCGGTAGCACTGGCTGCGTTAATTAAGAATGGCCCACTCTGGCAGGAGTTGAGGGCATCTTTGCTGAAGACAATTACCCGAAAAGAAAACGTATTTATCAGCTGGGTGATGCGATTGCTGATTGTCGTAAGTCTCGCCTGGACGGGGTGGGCTATTACCCTGGTCTTTTATCTGCTGACCGTTATTGCCTTCTGGATGACCCGTAATCAGATGGCGCAACAAGTATCAGCATGAACCGGTTGCTGCTGGTTGTGCTGGCGTTATTACTGGCGGCGCTGGGCTGGCAGACGTGGCGGCTGGCTGATGCCAGCCAGACCATCAGCACGCAGGCAGACGAGCTGCAGAGCAAAAGCCAGGCACTGGCAAAGAGCAACAGCCAGCTTATCAGCCTGTCCATTCTGACTGAAACCAATAACCGGGAGCAGGCGCGGCTCTATGCCGAAGCAGAACAGACCAGCGCGCTGCTGAGACAACGACAACACCGGATCGAGGAACTGAAACGTGAGAACGAGGATTTACGCCGCTGGGCTGATACTCCTTTGCCTGCTGACATTATCCGGCTGCGGGAACGTCCGGCACTCACCGGAGGTACGGCTTACCGTCAGTGGTTGTCCGCGAGTGACGCCGTGTCGGCTGGATCAGGCAACGCCGCGCACTAATGGTGATCTGAACGCGTTGCTGGATGAAACGGAGGCCGCCTGGGCGGTCTGTGCAGACAAAGTGGATATGATTATTGCGTGTCAGGAGCGAAACAGTGAACAAACCACAATCCCTGCGCCACGCCCTCAATAAAGCGGTGCCTTATGTCCGCAATAACCCGGACAAACTGCATCTGTTTGTGGATAACGGTTCGCTGGTTGCCACGGGGGCCAGCTCCATGTCGTGGGAGTACCGTTACACCCTGAACGCGGTGATTGAGGATTTCAGCGGCGACCAGAATCTGCTGATGGCCCCGGTTTTGCTGTGGCTGAGGGATAACCAGCCCGATGCCATCAATAACCCGGCGTTACGGGAAAAACTATTCACCTTTGAGGTGGATATTCTGCGCAACGATGTCTGTGATATCAGCCTGAACCTGCAACTGACGGAGCGTGTGCTGGTCAGCACTGACGGCAGTGTGTCGAGCGTTGAAGCTGTAGCAGAACCCGATGAACCTGAAGAAATGTGGACGGTGAAACGTGGCTGAACTGCAGAAGGTGGACGACTGGCTGAGTGCCTTGCTGGCGAATCTGGAACCAGCCACGAGAAGCCGCATGATGCGCCAGCTGGCGCAGGAACTGCGCCGGACACAGCAGCAGAATATCAGGATGCAGCGCAATCCAGATGGCAGCAGTTATGAACCGCGCAGGGTAACAGCACGCAGCAAAAAAGGCCGCATCAAACGTCAGATGTTTGCAAAGCTGCGCACCACAAAATACCTGAAAACTGCCGCCAGCGCCGACTCTGCCAGCGTACAGTTTGAAGGCAAGGTGCAGCGTATTGCCCGTGTTCACCATTACGGCCTGCGTGATCGCGTCAGTCGCAAAGGACCGGAGGTCCGTTACGCAGAGCGCCGCCTGCTGGGTCTTAATGGTGAGTCTTATGTTCTAACTCTTGATATATTGAATAGATTCCTTCTGTCTTGAATTCACCATATGCCCAATGAATTGCATTTTTTTGTTCAGTTAGAATATATTTCCTAACTTTTTTAGAATAGTGAATGGTCAGTATAAAACCCAAAGAAATCCATAATAGAATAAATATAGTTGTTGGGGCAAAGGAATAGATAAAAAATTTGTCTTTAACGAAATTCTTGACTTCTTCATCAATGTAAGCATTCCCTTCATCAGTGGTTAGTAGTTTACAAAGAATTTCTTTATGTTCGATAGTTAATGATTTGTACTTCTCTGTACTGGCAGAGGATGACTCTTCGCAATCATCCTTTGATATTTCCCAATCAGGAGTGGTTAATATTGTAGCTGCAGTCGCCATTTTTTTTGACATATAAAATGATTCACCGGACTTTATCCAATAAAGCAATGTGCTATTTGGTGGGGTTCTAATGGCTTGGATGAAAACTGGACCAAAAAGATAAATTGCACACAAAAAAAGAAGCGAAAATAGAACCGTGAATGATTTTTCAGCCCATGTGATAGTAGGCAGCCTTTTTAATGATATTTTTATAAGAAAGAAATTTAATATAAACGCAGGTATTCCTGATTTTTTCAAAATTACATCATGAGATTTTCTATATTTGAATAGTGCTCTTATAACTATCGTCACCAAAGTTATAACAGCTCCAATAATGGAAATCCATGCGGCAAGTGCCGCTGCCGGGGTGTTTAAAAATTCAGCATTAAATATATTAGAACTTATTGGATTCATAACACTCATTTATCCACCTATTGGTTGTTTTTTATCCTTTTGTCAATTTGTACCATCGATACCACAATTTGCAAGAAGTTATAAACAAATTTTCATCTGTCATCATATATCTATGAACGCACAATTAACCGAAATCATGCGCCTTATCACCAACCTGATCCGCACAGGTGTAGTTACCGAAGTGGACCGGGAGAACTGGCTTTGCCGGGTGAAAACGGGCGACCTTGAAACTAACTGGATCAGTTGGCTGACGCTGCGTGCCGGGAATGCCCGCACATGGTGGCGACCATCGGAAGGTGAGCAGGTGGTGCTGCTGAGTCTGGGAGGCAATCTGGAAACCGCCTTTGCGTTGCCCGCTGTCTATTCGAATCAGTTCGCGCCACCTTCGACGTCGGCGGACGCCTGCGTGACAGAACATCCTGACGGTGGCTGGTTTGAATACGAACCCGCCACCGGGCGCTGGTATGTCAGGGGCATCAAATCCATGGTCATTGAGGCTGCCGACAACATCACCCTGAAAACCAGTGAGTTTGTGCTGGAGGCTGACCGCACGCGTATTAACAGCGAAGTAGTGATCAATGGTGGTGTTACCCAGGGCGGCGGTGCAATGAGTTCTAACGGAATTGTGGTTGATGCACATCAGCATACTGGCGTCCTGAAAGGCGGCGACACAACCGGAGGCCCGGTATGACGCTTTATAGCGGGATGAACAATACCAGCGGCAAAGTCATTACTGATATTGACCATCTGCGCCAGTCGGTGCGGGACATTCTGCTGACGCCGCAGGGTAGCCGCATTGCCCGTCGGGAATATGGTTCCCTACTGTCGGCACTGATAGATCAGCCACAAAATCCGGCATTACGCCTGCAGGTCATGTCGGCAGTGTATGTGGCGCTGAGTCGCTGGGAGCCACGGCTGACGCTGGATTCCATCACCATCAACAGCAACTTTGACGGTTCTATGGTGGTGGAGCTGACCGGGCGGCGGAATAACGGTGTGCCTGTGTCCCTTTCCGTATCAACAGGAGCAGAGAATGGCAGTGATTGACCTTTCGCAGTTGCCTGCACCGCAGATTGTGGATGTGCCGGACTTTGAGACGCTGCTTGCCGAACGCAAGGCAGAATTTGTGGCGCTTCATCCGAAAGATGAGCAGGAAGCCGTGATCCGCACGCTGGAACTGGAATCTGAACCCGTCACTAAATTGTTGCAGGAGAACGCTTACCGTGAGTTGCTTCTGCGCCAGCGCATTAACGAAGCCGCGCAGGCGGTGATGGTGGCTTACGCGATGGGCGGCGATCTTGACCAGCTCGCTGCCAACTACAACGTGACACGCCTGACGGTGACGCCTGCTGATAATGATGCTGTGCCGCCCGTTGCAGCTGTGATGGAAAGCGATGAAGCGTTACGCCTGCGTGTGCCTGCAGCCTTTGAAGGGCTTTCTGTTGCGGGGCCAACTGCAGCTTATGAATTTCATGCCCGAAGCGCCGACGGTCGGGTGGCGGATGCCAGTGCAACCAGCCCGGCACCTGCAGAGGTGGTGCTGACTGTCCTTAGCCGCGAAGGCGATGGAACTGCAGAAAAAGACCTGCTGGACGTGGTGGAAAAAGCTCTGAACAGTGAGAGCGTCCGCCCGGTGGCTGACCGTCTGACGGTTCGCAGCGCAGAAATCATCCCGTATCGCGTGGAAGCCACCATTTTTCTCTATCCGGGACCGGAAGCAGAGCCGGTAATGGCAGCGGCAAAAGCCAGCCTGCAGAAGTACATCGCCAGTCAGACGCGTCTTGGTCGGGATATTCGCCGTAGCGCCATCTTTGCCGCCCTGCATGTTGAGGGTGTGCAGCGTGTGGAGCTGGCTTCTCCTCTGGCGGATGTGGTCCTGAACAAAACACAGGCGGCATCATGTACGCAGTGGAGCGTAACCAACGGAGGAACGGATGAATAGTCTGCTGCCACCGGGTTCAACTTCACTGGAGCGCCGACTGGCGCAAACGTGCAGCGGGATTTCTGATCTGCAGGTGCCGCT